GAAGATTTAAAAAAGTCGCCTTGTTTGGATAAATCTTGCTGTTCCTCAGACTTTCTTTCAATTCTAGCCAACTCAACAATGTTTTGGCGAAGAATATTCATGTCTTTGGCTATACCAGGAAGAGCCAAAGAGTTTTGAGCTATAGTTTGTAGGAAATTAGAATCAGCACCATCTTTTGTTGGTGATTCGCCTTTTTTTTGTTTTTTCTTAACACCAAGTTTACTGCGAATTAGTGCTGAAAAAATGTCATCGCCACCAAATGCGCTTTGAACAAGTTTAGTTTTTATATTCTCTTTAGAAAAAGATTTGCCTATATCTTTAATAGAACCTTTAGAAGCTTCTTTGGCGCCACCAAAAAGCCCTTTACCTTGTTCTACTTCAGATATGTATTTACTAGCAAAAGTTGCCATTTTTATCTATTTTTTCTCTGTTGTCGTTGCAATTCTAATCTTTCTTTTTCTTCTTCAAGGTGCTTAATTAATAAGCTAACATAGATATTTCTTTCCCAAGGAATCATTTGTTCAAGCTCAGATAAACTATACTTGTGATGTTGCATTAAAGCAAAGTTGGTCTGATAGTAGTTCCCTAGTGTATCATAACGAAAAATTAAACGAAAAAACTTTGTAGGCCTTTTATTTGGATATCCTCTTCATATGAACATTTTGGGCACTTGAAGTGAACATCTTTTTTAATTTCAGGTAAAGTATCAAAAAACACTTTAATCTTTTCTAAATCTTTTTGTTGCAGATTGTCAACAAACTCTACCAATTCATCTCTTGAAACATCTTTAGCATAATAGATTTGGTCTTTGTCGTAAATATAATCAATACAATCAACTAACATTGAAGACATAATTTCACCTTCAGATTTGTCCTCATATTTTTGAATCATATCAAACGATGCGTATTTAAGAACAACACCTAAATTCTCTGTAAGTTGAATTTTATTTGTATGTTCAGGATTCTTCGTAGGTTCAATTTCAAGTAGGTTAACTTTGAAATCAACAACACCGGTACAAGCGTCACTTTCACCTTTGTCGTTTAAAACCACATTGTTACATTTATATTTTAAATCTACAATTTCTTCTACTGACCTGGCTCTTAAATTCATAAACAAGAACTCAAGGTCAAAAGTTGGTAATGAATCAACATCAATTTCATCAAGCACACAATTCTTTAACACTTGACGAATAACATTGATTGTTTCTTTAGGGTCATTAGATTCTGACGCCATTAGAAATAGTTTTTGTTCTTTGACCAAAAATGGTCTGAAACGGATTGTTTTGCCCGTTGAAATTAATTTAACTTCATGTATAGGCACATCTAGTTTAGGTAACATAATATCCTCGCTTTAATAATTAATTTTCTATCTTGTGATTGCTTTTCCAAAAGGCAATAATCTTGAACCAGCTGCTCCAAATAGTGCGGTTGCAGCTGCTGCTAAGTTGTAAGTTCCTTCATATTGCACTCTTAACTTTTGATATGCAAATTGAACTTGAAGCCTATGGAATCCATCTTCTCCCCAACTAAGCGCTTGAGGCGCAACACCGATTGGAAAGGCATCAATTAGTTCTACTGCATAAATTTGTTTAATAAAATCATCATACTGAATTATTTTAATATTGGTCATATATCGTGTAGCTTGTCCTTTTGGGAACCGAAGATTGTTTGTGTCTGAAGGATGAATAGCTTCCATCCAACGGTCAAACAATTTTCTTTCAAAAAAATCATTGGTACATAGAAATGTTAAAGATATATCTCCATATTGCGTTTGATAAGGAACTTTAAATGTTGGGCCGTATATTTTTACATCAGCTGTAGTTAATGTTCTACCTGGCAATTCAGCGCTTTCACATTGTAAAGCTAAATATCTTGATGTAGATGGGCTAGAAGTTTTTGATTGGTCGTCTTTTTGGCCTTGTTTACCAAAAGCAGAACCAATAGCGTCAGTTACATCATTAAATACTGAATTAGGAAAGTTTAATATTTTTTCAATAATTGAATTACCAACAAAACTTCCAATATATGTTGGTATAGGAAGAACAACTTCAAATCTTGATGGTTTAGCTAAACCGTCTTTTGCTCTTACATTAGCTAAGAATAAATTAGGTGAAAATGACATTAAAATTGTTCCTCTGATTCAGCATGAACTTTATTGGTTGAAGCTCCCACGAAACTTTCCATCGGTAATAAAGCTGCAATATCCCATTCGTCTGCTGTTATTTCTAAAAATCTTGATTGTATTTGGCTGAACAAATATCTTTTGATACACGGTGTAGCTTCAAACACCCTTGAAGCGTTGGCTAGATACTTGTAATTTAGTCTTAATTTTGTTTTCTCATCATATGTTTTATTAGAGGCTGTTACGCTCAATTTATCTAAAAGTGTCATACGGTATTTTGGAGCAATATAGTGTAAGTTTAGTCCCAAGAAACCATCATTATATGATTCAATGGGTATGACCAATGGAAATCTATCATAATAGGGCATTGTATCTTTTGTTTTTGGGTCATAAAAGTAAAAATACATCTTACCAATGACTGACGATTCTTTTAGTTTATTTCTATCACGCATTAAACTTGTTCTATTTGGCTTTAATTCTTTTATTTTAGATTGTAACCAGGCTCTCGCTTGATTAGAACGAGGAGTTAACCCTTCTTTTGCTAAAGATGATTTGATACGGTCTATTAAATATGCCATCGTCTATTTATCTCAAATGCCAAGGTCTTTTTCAGTTAAAATCTTAAACTCCCATCCATGTTCTTTACAGAATAGGTCGGCAGCTCTCCATTTCTCCTGATTAATGGCATAAGTCATGGCTTCTTGGATGAATGTTTTTGTTTTGCGTTTTTGGGTTGGTTTCTTGGTTTGTTTCTCTGGTTTAACTTCAATCACCAGAGTATTTTCTTTATTGTTGGTTTGCCTAACATGAACAATAAAATCTGGATAGTAACGGTGCACCTTTTGGTCAATAGGCGATTTATAACGAATAGATAACTCCTCTGACGCCCACCAAAGAACATTAGGGTTAATATCTAAATGCTTCATCACTCTTAATTCCCAATTGGAACGATAGACGATATTAGCTGCATCGCCTTTGTATTTTATTGGGTTTTTTGGTCTAAACCATCCTTTATATGACATAAATACTATCTATGCTAATTAACACAATTTACCTCTGGAAATAAACATGTCCCTTTTTGGTTTCGGTGATATAAAATTCAATAAACAAGATAGTAGAAAGTTTGGTCCATTATCAGCTCTTGAAGGTACTGAATTTGAGAAAAATACTTTTCGTTATCCAATAGATGTTGGATCAACCGATAAAGGTCACTATATGGTGATTTATATTCGCCAACAAAAGAATTCTCAATTCAAAGGAAAAGAATTAGGAGAATCTGCAATTCCTGTCACAAAGGGAGCTTCTGCAGCCTCTCAAACATTAGGCGCAAATATTGGAAGTGCTTCTGGTGCTTTTGGTGGTGAATTGTTAAGTAAAGTGAATGGCGGATTAAATTCAATCAATTCATCTACTGGTGGTAAATTTGCTAATCTTACTAATGCAGCTAGTAAAAGTGTAAGTAGCGCATTAGGTGGGTTGAATGGTGTTACTGGTAAAATTGGTAATTTATTTGGTCAAGCTTCTGTATTTAGCGGCAATTCAGAATCAACCAAAGCTGTGTTAGACACTTCTATTAAAAAGATTACTGGAGGTAGTTTAGGTTTCTTAAAAACCACCACACTTACGACCGATGCTATTGCGTTGTATATGCCCGATACTTTGAATTATACTTATGCACAAGGATATGACCAACTAACTCTAGGTGGTGAAATGGGCGGCCAACTTCTAGCTGCTGGTAAATCTAGTGTTGATGCTTTTAAAGATGGTGGTTTGATGGAAGCTGGTAAATCAATACTAAAAAGTGGAGGATTACTTGCAACACAAAAAGCATTTCAGGCTGGTGGAGAATTAATTGGTAGTGGTCAAACAGCTCAGGCCGCATTTACTGCTGCTACTGGTACAGTTCAAAATCCTATGCTTGAGATGATTTATAAATCACCAAACTTCCGACAATTTCAATTTGATTTTACATTTTATCCAAGAGATGAAAAAGAAGCGCTAGAAGTTCAAAAGATTATTGAAAGGCTTCGTTTTCATCAAGCACCAGAATTAGCAAGCGCACAAGGTTTCTTAATACCTCCATCAGAATTTGATATTAAGTTCTATTATGGTTCTTCACAGAATCCAAACATTCCTGCAATCGCAACATGCGTTCTTACTAACATAGATGTAAATTACGCACCTAATGGTTTTTCAGCTTATGAGGTTCCTGGTGAAAACGACCCTTCATTGGTC